CGTTTCATTTTCTAAATCATAACATCTTCAGGGGTCATATATGGCTAGATCTTCCATAGAAAGTCTAAGCGTTGCGGTTGTTTCAATTCCAACGCGACCGAACCCGCCAAAGGATATGACCGCATATCAAAAACAAATCTGGAAGGATGTTGTGTTGACAAAGCCGCCTGAATGGTTTGAATCAGATAGTTTTCCTTTGCTTCGGGCTTATTGCATCGCTAGTGAAAGACATCAAAAAATATCGCAGAAGCTTAATAAATTAAAAATTGAGAACTGCAAAGAATTATTGGACATGGAAGAAAAGCAAGCAAAATTAATAGCAACCCTGGCGGTTAAAATGCGGCTCACACAACAAAGCCGTTATACGCCACTATCAGCATCAACAGCCGATAAGAAAGCAAAAGGCGGCGGCAAACCGTGGGAGGGATAGTACGCGGCGAACGAAACATTAAATGGATTGAGAAACATTGTTTTATCCCTGATGGCAAAGATGTAGGAAAACCCGTCAGACTTAGAAAGTGGCAGCGTGAGATTATACGCGGGATTTACAATACGCCGACCCGGCGCGCGATCGTAAGCTTTGGACGCAAGAACGCGAAAACCACATTAGCGGGCTTTTTATTGTTGCTGCATGTCGCCGGCCCCGAATCCAGGATTAACAGCCAGCTATACAGTACAGCCCAATCCAGGGATCAAGCCGGGATTTTGTTCGCCCTGGCCGCAAAAATTGTCAGGATGTCACCGACACTATCCCACTATGTGGTTGTGCGGGATACCGCGAAGCAATTGTTTTGCCAGGAACGGGGCACGCTTTATCGGGCGCTATCAGCGGAGGTTGCAACGTCCTATGGCCTTTCTTCCGTGTTCACGGTTCATGATGAACTGGGGCAGGTGAAAGGGCCACATAGCGATTTATATGAAGCCCTCGAAACATCATCGGGCGCCCATGATAACCCCTTATCGATCATTATCAGTACCCAGGCGCCGACTGATAATGACTTGTTATCAATTCTGATTGATGACGCTAAGGCCGGCCACGATAAAAAGACAAAACTATTTCTTTATACCGCCGATGAAGAAATTGATGCCTTCACCGAAAAGGCAATCAAGCAGGCGAATCCCGCGTTTGGTGATTTCTTAAATCCCGCTGAAGTATTGGACAAAGCGGAAACCGCCAAGCGAATGCCATCAAGCGAAGCCAGTTATCGCAATCTGGTATTGAATCAGCGCGTGGAAGCTGAAGATCCCTTTGTTACAAAACAGATCTGGGATAACAACAGCGGGATCCCGGAGAATTTTGACGGCCAGGACGTTTACATGGGTTTGGATTTATCCAGCGTCAATGATTTATGCGCGCTTGAGCTGGCCCACTATCGGGATGATGCATGGGATATCAATTCCACTTTCTGGTTGCCGAAAGATGGCTTGAAAGAAAAAGCAAAAGCAGATCGTGTGCCTTACGATGTTTGGGCAAAACAAGGTTTTCTGGAAACGACGCCCGGGCCGTCTATTGAATATGAATATGTGGCAAAACATTTACGAGATATTTTTGATCGTTGCAATGTGATTGCCATTGCCTTTGATCGCTGGAATATGCGGCACTTCAAGCCCTGGTTATTGAAAGCCGGTTTCACAGAAGAAGAAATTGAAGAAAAATTTATGGAGTTCGGCCAGGGTTTTCAATCGATGTCGCCGGCTTTGCGGGATCTTGAAGCTTTGCTTTTGAGCAAAAAAATCAGGCACGGCAATCATCCGATTCTGACAATGTGCGCCGCTAATGCCCGGGTACAAACCGACCCGGCGGGAAACCGGAAATTCACCAAATCAAAATCTTCTGGCCGTATTGATGGCATGGTGGCCCTGGCTATGGCTGCGGGTTCCATGCCGGAGAATCCAGAAGAGCAATACATAACAGGAACATTTGTTGCCCTATGAAATGGCCTTGGACTAGAGAACAGAAAGCGGAACAGTTTGAAACTGTCTTGCAGCGCATTGTTGCTGCCGCATCGGGGTTGAGTGAATTTGTCACGCCAGAAACGTGCATGAAGGCGCCGACTGTTCAGGCGCTTGTAACTGCCATTAGCCGGCGGATATCTATTACCCCCGTGCATGTGTTGGAAACTTCAGAGAGTAACGGCAGAGAGATCAAGAAGAGACTACCGAAACACCCAGTGGCAAGGTTATTAAGACGCCCGAATGATTGGCAAAGCACAGTGGACTATTGGCAGGATTTAACCAGCTCTTTAGTCAGACATGGAAAATTTTTTGCGGTAAAAGGGAAAGGTCAGACTGGGCCAATACGCAAACTTTTTCCAATCAATGCCAGCGACGTTACCGTTAAACAAGATACCGATACATTGGCAGTGTCCTTTCAACATAACGCTGTAAATATTCCAATGAGCAAGGTTCATTATATAAGAGGGCCGGCCAGGAATTATTATGATGGTGATTCGCCCGTTGACAACATAAAAACGGCGATCGGTTTGGAAATTGCTTGTGAGGAATACGGGGCAACGTTTTTCCACAATGGCGCAATCCCGCTTTTGTTCTTGAAATACGCGCAAGGCATGAAAGGCTTTAAAACGCCAACTGATGAAAAGAAATTTGTTGATGATTTTCAAGAAAAATTTTCTGGCAGGAATCGCCATAAAGCTTTTTTGTTACCGCCAGGGATAGAACCGCAAGATGTGAATATCGAAAACGATAAAGCGCAATTTCTGGAAACTAGAAAATTTAATCAAACAGTTATTGCCGGCGCATGGGGAGTGCCGCCCCATTTAGTCGGCAATCTTGAGAACGGCACATATAACAATGTCGAACAGCAAGATAAAGATTTTACCCTGAATGTGATCATGCCCTATATCAAGATTATTGAATCAGCGATGGAACGGGACTTGCTTACAGACAGAGACAGGAATAATGGCATTGTGATTCGATTTAATATGGATGCCACATTGCGCGCCGACTTCAAGTCTCGAATGGAAGGCTACCAGATACAAATACAAAACGCGATGATGACGCCGAATGAAGGCCGGGAAAATGAAGGCGAGAATCCCAGCACCAACCCCGTTGCAGACAGTCTTTATTATTCCGCCAATTTAATCAGAGATGGCGAAACGCCAGAAACTGATACAGAACCGCCTGAATCCGATGAGGGTGATCAAGATGCCGATACCGATACCGAACCCGAACGAGACGCGGAATGATTTTATTTCCCGATGCATGGCGGACTCAGTCATGGTGGAAGATTACCCCGATGAAGATCAACGATTCGCAGTTTGTAATCAACAGAAAGCTATGGCTATGAATACATATCTAACGTTTCCCCTTGAGATAAAAGCCCTTAACAACCGTGAATTTGAAGGCTACGGATCAATTTTTGGCAATAGGGATTTGGGCAATGATGTAGTGATGCCAGGGGCATTCAGCCGAACACTTGCCGAGCATAAAACAGAAGGAACATTGCCCGTTATGTTTTGGATGCATGATCCTTCCCGGGTTCCTGGCAAGTGGTTGGATATGCAACAAGATGATAAAGGATTATTTGTGAAAGGTATATTGGCTGATACCGAATTGGGAAATGAAATTCATACTTTGTTAGGTATGAAAGCAGTTAGCGGTTTATCGATTGGTTACATCACAAGGGATCGAGATTATGACGATGATGGCGCGAGGCTAATCAAAGACGCCGATCTTTTGGAAACTTCCATTGTTTCTATTCCAATGAATCCAAAGGCACAGATTGCCCATGTGAAATCAAGGCTTTCAGATCGCGGGGAATATGTGCCGACAGTGGATGAAATCGCAATGTTAAAACGTGATTGCGAACATTTTTTTAGAACGAAAGGTTTTAGCAAATCACTTGCGAAAATGTATGTCGGTAATTTATTCAAAGATCAGGTTGGCGCGATGCCAACAGATCCGGGCAATGTGCCCACAGAAGATGAATTAATTGCAGCGGCTTATAACGAGCTTGAATTGAGCGCGAACGCTGGCGAGATGCCGGTTATTACCAGAGAACTGGATAAATTCATTGCGAGGATGAATGACGATCTAGTAATTCAAGAAATGAAACTATATCCAAATCTGAGGAAATAATCATGGCAAACCCGATTATTGAAAAACTCGAAGAGGTTGTAAAACTCAATGAGGAAATGAAAAAAGTTAATGATGAACGCTTTGAACAGATCAATAAAGGCAATGATGTCTTAGCCAAAGAGCTTGACGAAAAATGGGAAAAGATGAATGCCGATCTGACTAAAGCCATCAAGGAACGCGATTCGATGGTAAAGGCGCAACAGATTGTTGTCGATCGCCTTGAAATGCTGGAAGCAATGGCGGACCGTCCGAAAGGTTCCCCACAGGAACAGATCGAAACGCAATACAAGGATTTATTCTTTGAAGGATTGCGGACACAGTTTAAGGACAACGAAGTTTTGAACAAGATGCAGGATCTTGTTCGCAAATCCAGGGAATACAAGGATGTCACGATTGGTTCCAACATTGGCGGCGGTTTTGCTTTACCCAAGGTCATTGGTACTGAAATTGATAAATTGATCTTGAAATTCTCCGACATTGTGGCGAACGTAAAAAACATCCAGGTGGGAACATCCGATTATCAGGAGCTGGTTTCCATTCATGGTGGAACGTCTGGATGGGTCGGGGAAGCCGGATCACGGGCCGCGACGGAAACAACTAACTTGCGTAACTGCAAACCGACTTGGGGTGAACTGTATGCTTATCCCCAGGTCAGTGAATGGTCTGCCCAGGATCTTTTCTTTAATGTGGAAAACTGGTTGATCAATGATATTGCCGATGGGATGGCGGTTGCACTTTCAACGGCGATTCATGCCGGCACGGGATCTGATCAGCCAACGGGTATGACTAACGGTGCGCCGGTGGCCACAGATGATTACGCTTCGCCGCTGCGTTCCCAGGTCGTCTATGAATTCATTGTGTCAAACAATTCTCCGGCCACAACGCTGGTAATGGATGATTTGATTGATCTGGCCTATTCCGTGCGCCCGGGTTATCGGGCAGGCGCGAAGTATGCCATGAATTCCACGACCCAGGGCGTTGCTCGTAAGTTGAAGGACACCAACGGGCAATATTTGTGGGAGGCATCAACCCAGGTGGGGCAACCCGATCGTTTGATGGGTTATGAGGTTTTCACTTGGGAAGATATGGCCGATACCGGTACGCTTAATAACTTGCCGGTAGCCTTCGGTAATTTTTCGCGGGCCTACCTGTTGTCATATCGCACTGAAATGATGATTAACGTGGATCAGGTTACGAATCCGGGTTATATCCGTTATTACGTGCGCCGGCGTTGGGGCGGCATTCCTTTGAACAATGATGCCGTTAAGTTTCTGAAACAGGCATAAGGGAACGGGCTTCGGCCCTTTTTTTATGTTTAGACATTACGAAGATAAGATGCGCCGGGGGTATGACGATAAAGGAAAAAAGCCCTTTATTGTCATTGCTTCCGGCCCGTCTTTAACAAGGGAAGATGTCGAATATGTAAAAGGAAAAGGCATCGTAATCGTTATTAATGATAATTACAAAATGGCGCCGTGGGCGGATTATTTATATTTCTGTGATCCGAAATGGTTTGAATGGCATAAAGACAAAAAGGATTTGGCCAATTTCAAGGGCAAGAAGTACACGCAGGACGCGGGAATAGCAAAAGCATACGGGATCAATTATATCGAAAGTAAGCCGGCGGAAGGGATATCAGAATCACCAGATGTAATACATCAAGGTTCGAATAGTGGTTATCAGGCGATAAACTTAGCTTACCATTTAGGGGCAAGGAAAATTATTCTTCTGGGATACGACATGCAAACGACAAATGGAAAGTCGCATTGGTTCGGTAATCATCCCGATAACATTATATCGAAATACAAGAGTCTTGTACAACATTTCGAATCATTGGCTGAACATGCCAAGCGGTTAGATTTGGAGATAATCAATTGTACTCGCAAAACGGCTTTGACTTGTTTTCCAAAAATGAAACTCGAATCGGCGTTATCATCGGAACGGGTCCAAGTTTAACGCGATCACAGATTCAAAAGGTTTCCCATTTACGAAAGTTTGGCGCGAATCGTGCCTTTGAATTCGATATTGATGTCTTGCATGGCTGCAATTATCAATTTTGGCATTACTACTGGCCACAAATAAAAGATTTACGTTGCCATAAATGGACAACCCGGCCACAACTTAAAGGAACATACCCGGGATTAAATTATATTGAAGAACGGTGGATTGATGGTCTATCGACTGATCCGAATTATATTGCAGCGCATCATGGCACAGGGCCACAGGTAATTAATCTCGCCTATCACTACGGTTGCAAAACTATGCTTTTGATAGGTTGGGATATGCGATTTGATGGCAAAATTACAGATCGACAATACACAGGTAAACGGCATTATTTTGGAGAATATCCGCAAGCGCTGGAACATTGGCCGAGAACTGGGCCGAATGGTGAATTATCGGGTTTAATCCGGGAAGTAGAAACAATTAAACCGAGCGATTATGGAATCGAGATTATTAATTGTACGCCTGAAAGCGCATTGACATGTTTCCCAATGGGCAAATTGGAGGATTACATTTGAGTGACATTATTCTTGATGTAGAAAGATACAAGAAAGGCTGGAAAGGTGGTTTACCTGAAACACCTTGCGGCATGGGATCACGTGTATCTGAAACGGTCTTGCAGCGGGAATGGATACCAAAAATGATTCGCAAATATAAAATCAAAACAATAGCGGATATCGGCGCCGGTGATTTGAATTGGATACAGCATATGAAAATGCCAAAGGCATTGGAATATAAAGCCTATGATCTAGTTCCCCGCCATCCAGATGTCATGTCGTTTAATCTGTTGGAAGAAATACCGCCAAAGGTGGATTTGATCTTCTGTCTATGGGTATTGAATCATTTTACCTATGAGCATTGTTTGATCGCACTGGAAAACCTGAAAGCCAGTGGATCAAAATATATGATGATGACCCATAGACCGATCTGGGCGCATGAGCAACCGCCGGAATTGAATATGGAAGCATTGGAAACTTTAATAATCAGGGAGGATAAACAGGATCAGATTAAATTGGTTCTATTGAATGAGGATTAGTAGGTGGGGGCAGGTAGCAGAATGGTTGACTCAAAAGCCCCCTTCTATTGGTGCAGAGATCGGCGTTAAAGAAGGTAGATTTATTACTTATTTACTTTCGAGATTTCCAGATTTAAAAATGTATGCAATTGATCCATGGGAAAATCAGCCTAATGGATCGGAGACTTATCAAGGTTGGGATTGGAAATTAATTTATAAAAAATATTGCGGGAATATTAGTCCTTATCGTAATCGAGTATTTGAAATAAGAGATTATTCTGAAAATGCGGCCAAGAAAATCAAGAACAAATCATTGGATTTTGTTTTTATAGATGCACAGCATGATTATGTTTCTGTAAAGCGGGATATTAAAATCTGGACACCTAAGATTAAATTAGGTGGTCTTTTATGTGGCCATGACTATCAACCGAAATTTTCCGGTTTAGTAAAAGCAGTCAATGAATTAATTGAAAATCCCATATTAGGTGGAAATGATACATGGGCAAGCTGGATCTAATTGTTTATTGTGTTTATTGGGGAACGAAATACGATCAAGCCTATGTGTATGCCTTAAAGGAAATGGTCAGAAAGAATCTGACTATTCCGCATCGCTTTGTATGTATCACAGTAGATAAAATTGAAGGCATAGAAACCTTAACACCAGTTGTTCAGTATCATGGATGGTGGCAAAAGATAGGATTGTTTGCGCCCGAAATCGCCACAGGTCCAAGCCTTTATTTGGATCTGGATATTATCATTGTCGGCAATATTGATTACTTGGTTGATTATATCGATTCTGGTTTTGCGGCACCGGCGAACTGGGCGCAATCCGGCTATGGCGGTATTCAATCATCCGTGATGGCCTGGCGGGGGAGCTGGCACGAACCCTTCAAACGGTTCAATTACACGAAGGATTCAAAAAGGCTTTGGGGCGATCAAGAATTTTTGTGGGAAATGCTTGGCGATGACTGGACGCGCATTCCCCATGTCGGTTCGTATAAATATCATTGTAGAAAAAAAATACCCGGTGATCTAAAGATCATTGTGTTTCATGGTGAACCTAAACCGCATGAGGTTGAAGATTCGTGGATATTACCATACACGTCAATGCTACGCAGCCGCATCATATTGAACATGCCCAATGGTTTAAACGCGGCCTTGAGCGCCATGGGTTAAAACTTGATATCACATCGGATATTGGTAAACAAGCTGATATCCATATTGTGTCAGGTAATCATTACGCCAGGGATTATTGGTTGGGGCATCCAAGAACAATATGGCTGAACAAGCGATTTTATAAAGAAGGGCCGAAGCCCAACGGTATGTATTCTGATCCCTATGTTTCTTTAGGATGGCTAAACAAAGAAGGTGACAGGGATTTTGTGATTGGAACGAATCGGCCCGCGTTGGAAATAAAGCCATTAAAGATGGGAAACCGCACAATATTTTTGGCCGATTATATGGGTACGGTAGAAATGGCCGATACCATACGTTATCACCCTGCACAGAAAACAGAAACGGAACCGTTACTGGATGCCCTGGCGCGGCATGATATCGCCATTGGGTATAGTTCAACGGCGTTGATTACCGCAGCTATCGAAGGTTTGCAGATTGTTTGCAAAGATGAAAGTTACATTTTGAATCGATCAAACTGGAAAGATATATTGCCTTATGCGGATTGGCATTATTCAGAAATCGAATCTGGCGAGGCTTGGGAGCATTTAACATGTCGCTGAATATTACCGTTTCACCCACAACCGAACCCGTAACATTAGGCGAGGCTAAAGCACATTTAAATGTTGATTGGGATGATGATGATACGGAGATTTCTAATCTTATCAAGCAGGGTCGTCAATATGTTGAAGATGTCACGGGCCGGGCATTGATTACACAAACATGGGAATTCAAATTGGATGGATTTAAACCAATCATAATGATTCCGCGCCCGCCTTTGCAATCCGTTTCCAGTGTTCAATATCAAGATGCCAGCGATGCCACACAGACATTGGCATCAAGTAATTATACTGTTGATATCGATTCTGAACCGGGGCGATTGGTTGAATCGCCTACCGGTTCCTATCCGACTACCTATGATGACATAAATGCAGTCACCATAACGTTTGTTGCCGGATATGGCGATGCCGCCAGTGACGTGCCGGAAATATTCAAACAAGCCATTAAACTTTATGTTGAGCGTATGTATGACATGCCGATTAATTCTTATGGCGATGCGCTGGATAACGCCATGTTATCCATGCTCATGCATCAGAAAATTGATTATATCGCGCTATGAGGGCTAGACACTTACGCCATAAAATCCTGATTGAACAGGTCACAGAAACCCGTGATGTGTTTGGTGATGTGGTGGAAACATGGGCAACGTATGCCACACGGCGGGCAGAAGTCGAACCATTGAATGGAAGAGAATATTTTAACAGTCGATCATTTCAAGCC